TCAGGATGGGCTCTGACGTGCCGATTGAGCCGGGCTGCTCCGGTCTTCTCCGGTCTGTTCCGGGACCGTTCCCCCCAGATTCCCCCCAACGGGGAGCGGCGGGAGCATCCCCACGACGGTCGTCATGATGCCCTCGTCGACCTCACTCAACAGGTGCCCGTACACGTCGGAGGTCACCGATATCGAGGCGTGACCCATCCGCCGGGACACCGCCGTCAGCGGCACGCCCGCCGAGATCAGGTGCGCCACGTGCGTGTGCCGTAGGTCGTGAAGCCGCAGCCGCCCCAGCCCCGCGTCCGCCAGGATTCGGGGCCAGACGCGTTGGCGGAAGTTCCGCGTCACCGGGCGGACCCCGTCCAGGTCGGTGAAGAGGAACGCGTTGCGGTCCCGGTCGACCAGCAGCGGCGCCAGCGCGTGCCCGACCGTCGGCGGGAACGTAACCGTCCGCCGCGACCGCTCCGTCTTCGGGTCGGTCAGGATCGGCACTCCCCCGATGCCGTCATGCATCGCCTCCAGCACCTCCAGCCGGCCCGCGAGCACATCCACCCGACTCACCCGCAGCGCCGTCGCCTCCCCGTACCGCAGGCCCGTCGCGACCAGCAGCATCACCAGCGGCGCCCAGTGCTCCGGCGTAGCGGCCAACAGCCGGCCGATCTCCGGGGTGGTCAAGAACCGCATCTCCTGCCGGCGCACCTTCGGCAACCCCGTCGACCCAGCCGGGTTAACCCGGATCAGCCGCTGAGCCACCGCAGCGTCGAGCAGCTTGTGCAGGATTGCGTGCACGTTGCGGATCGTCTTCGGGCTGATCGGCCGGCGGCCCGGCCCGCCGGCGGCGAGCTGAGACACGAACTGCTGGATCGTCAGGGTGTCGACCTCGTCCAGCGGGAGGTCACCGAGCAGCGCGCGGATGTGGTTGCGCACCCGAGAGTCCTCGGTGCGCTGCGTGGTGGCCTTCAGGGTCGCCGCGTACGACGGCCACCACGCGTCAATCCATGAGTTCAGGGTGACCCGGCCGGCGCGAGGGTCGATGTACTCACCTCGGGCCCGGTCGGTGGACATCCGCGCGATGGCTGCCTTCGCTGACGTCTTGTTCGGGTAGCCGGACTCGATGGTGACCTTCCGGCCGCCGACCTGCTCCCTGATCCGCCAGCCGGGTCCGTGCTTCTCGACCCACACCGGCGTCAGCCAGCTCGGCGGTCGCGCTCGCCGATCGGGCGAGGGGCAGTGCCCTCGAACCACTCGTTGACGCGGCTCACGAAGCTGAGCAACTCAGCCCGCCGGTTGGACTCCGCCGTCTGGTAGTGGTCGAGCAGCGTCTCCAGCTCGGGCGGCAGTTGCGTCGGCGTGGACGCCTGCGCGAACCCCTCGGCCACCCCCGCGCGGGCCGCTAGGTCGTGCGGGTTGACGTCGAGCGCCGCAGCCAGCTTCGTAATCGCGGTGAGGCTCGGCTTCTGCTTCCCGGAGCGCCAGTTGCTGATGGCCGAGTGGCTGACATCGGCGGCCTCGGCCAGCGCGACGTCGTAGCGGAACCCGCGGGCTTCCTTCAGCCGGTCTAGGTGAGCGATGAACGCATCACGCTCCGGCCATTCGACTGTGCGCACGCGCACGAATCTAGGCACAGTTGCGCGACCTGTCACGTGCGTGACCGCACGCACCTCATCGATGGCCGTGGACATATCGCTGATCTGTGGCGGCAACATCAGCTCTCCCGTGGATTGCCGGTGTGCGGGGCACGCACATCGTGCTTTCAGATGATGCCAGACCAACCGCTCGTCTCCCTTGTGCGTGCGCGCACATTCAGGCTATGTTCTGTGCGCGGCCAGAAACCGGAGCAGACCGGAGCAGGCCGGAAGAGAGATCGAGAGGAGGTATGTGATGACCAGCGAGAAGTGGCTGACCATCGACGAGCTGGCCGAGCTGATGAACGTCAAGCGCTCGTGGGTCCGGGACAAGGTCACCGCCCGGTTGCTGCCGCACCGTCGGCCCAGCGGCGCGGTGCGCTTTGCGCCCGAGGACGTCGAGGCCATCAAGAAGCAGCTCTTCGAGCCGGCGGTCACCGCCACCCCCAGCCGGGCCGCGAGCCGCGTTCGTCGCGCCGCCCCGCGCCAGCGCCGCGTCCCCGCCGACGCCGCCTGATCCACCCGGTGCCCACCCGGGCCCGGAAAAGCGCCAGCGCCCCCACCAACCGCCAAGTCCGCAGGGGCGCCGCCAACCGAAGGGACAGAGTACGTGACCAACCACAGCAGCACCCCCGTTGACCTCAGCTACGCCGGGGTCGACCGCATCCTCGCCGCGCTGGCCGCCGCCGGTATCGAGGTCCACTACAACGAGACCGACGGCGACACCACCATCGACGTCTGGCTGACCGACGTCGAGGCCACGACCGGCCCGGCGGTCATCCTGTCGTGGCGCGGCACCACCGGTGAGGGGTGGACCCTCCGTGAGTGGGCCGACAGCGACACCACCGGCCAGCCCGCCCGCAAGTGGCCAATCGCGGACGGCTCGCTCGCCGACGTGGCCCGCGACGTCGCAGCGATCCTCAGTAACGACGAGTCGGCCAAGGTCATCACCGACCCGGCGTTCCCCGGCTTCGCTCCCGGTGAGCACCGCGGGCTGCTCGCCAACGTCCGCACATGGGCCCGCACCAACGGCTGGGCCAGCCACCGCGACACCGGCTGGCAGAACCCCGATCGCACGATCCAGGTCGACTGGGACGAGCACGGCCTGTCCATCGGCCGCCGCATCAGCGCCGACCGCATGTGGCCGACCCCGCGCCTCTACCCGGCGTCCAGCGTCCGTCAGGCCGTCGACTTCCTTGTCGCCCTCTACATCCTCCCGATGAAGTTCTCCTCGGCGTACGAGTCCGGCGTGAAGGCTGGCCGGCTGTTCGCCGACACCGACCGCATCGCGGGCACCCGATGAGCGCCGTGGTCCGCGCCTGCGGGTTCGACAACTTCCGCGCCGCCCTGGCCGACGCCACCGACGAGCAGGTCACCGCCACCCAGGCGTACTGGGAGGGCCTGACCGGGTTCATCGCCGCCACCCACCGGGACCTGATCGATCACGAGATCGAGTACCGGCAGGCCGTGAAGCGGTTCATCGCGGCCGGCCCGGATCTGGTCGCCGCGATCTCCCTGCCCGCCCGATGGGAGGCACAGAAGTGAGCAACGATCCGTTCGCCGGTGTCCTTCGCCCGGATCGCCGCCCGAAGCGACTCACCACCCGCGCCCGGCACGCCATCGACGCCATCGCCAACGTGCTGGAGAGCGACGAGATCGACGCGTCGGACCGGGTCGCGCTTGAAGACGCCCGGGCTGCGCTGGACAAGTACACCGACGAGGTGACTCGATGAGCCCCCGGGTCGCTGACCTCGGCGACGTCATCGCCTACTTCCAGCCCGGCCCGACGAGCCCACCGCCCACCGGCCCCGGCACGGGCAGCGGCAGCCGCCCCGGACCCCAAGTCACCGAGAAGGCGTGCTGCCAGGCCGTGCTCGTCGGTGAGCGGTGCGACTGCCGGGCCATGCGCCGGCAGCTCCGGGCCGCGAACCGGCAGCCGATCTTCTTCGACTTCCGGAGGGCCGCCGCGTGATCACCACCGCCCTAGCCAACCCGTACTGGGATGCCGTCCGCGACCACGTCGCCCCTGCCGGTTCCCTCTGGGGCACGCCGACCGTTGGCAGCCTCGCCGCCTACCGCAAGCCCGGCGGAGACCTCGACGTCAACCAGTGGATGCGCGACGCACCGAAGCGCACCGACTACGTCAAGCAGTACGCCTGGACGATCACCGACCCCGAGACCGTCACGTTCGTCGCCGAGCACTCGCTCGACCGGCTGGTCGACCCGATGGCCGGCACCGGCTACTGGGCTTGGCTGCTCACGCAGGCCGGTGTGGACACCGCCGCTTACGACCTGAACCCGCCAGCGCCGGACAGCGAGGCCAACGACTGGCACCGCAACGTGGCTGCGCACCTGACGGTCGGAGAGGCGAACGCCAAGGACTCCGTCGCCTGGTCCGCCAGCCGGACGCTGCTGCTGTCCTGGCCGCCGTACGGCTTCGACGCCTGCCCGATCCTCGACGCCTACAAGGGCGGCCGGGTCATCTACATCGGCGAGGACTGGGGCGGCTGCTGCGGTGACGACGGGATGTTCGAGGCGTTCGAACGCGACTGGGTGAAGGTCGCCGAGCGGGTGCCGGTTCAGTGGGACGGCCTGCACGACGTGGTCCACGTCTACGACCGGGCAGGTGCGTGATGGACCTCCTCATCACCGTCGCCGCCCTCGCCCTCACCCACGTCGTCGCCTTCAAGGCCGGCGGGTGGTGGCTGCGCTGGCAGGGCTTACGCCACCAGATGCGCGCCGCCGCCGTCGCCATCAACACCCCCGCCTACCTGGGTCAGGTGCTCGCCGTCTACCGGCAGCGGATCCGGGCCCTGGTGCGCCTGCCGCGCCTGCCCCGACTGCACCTGCCCCGCTTCCACGCCCGGAGGTCCGCGTGAACACCCCGCAGCGCGTCCAGCGCAAGCGCACCGCCGGATGGCGGATGCCGCCCCACACGAAGTACGTCGGACGGCCCGGCAAGTACAGCAACCCGTTCTTCGTCGGCCAGGTCGGCGACATGCGGGGGTGGACCGGCTGGTACGTCGGCGAGATCGGCAACGACTCCGCCGACCACGGCCACTACCAACTCCAGTCGCAGGCCCTCGCCCGCGCCGTCGAGCTGTACCGGCTGCACACCGGGCCGATGGGCAACTGCGAACTCGACGTCGAGGAAGTCCGCCGCGATCTTGCCGGATGGAACCTCGCCTGCTGGTGCGGACCTGACCAGCCCTGCCACGTCGACGTGCTGCTGGAAATCGCCAACGGGACCGCGCAGTGACCCGCCTGCGGATGGCCCTCGACGCCATCGCCGCCGTCATCACCGCCCCCTTCACCCGCCCCGCCGACACCTGCCGCGACTACGAGGCGCTGGCCAAGGCCATCTGCGCCCGGGCCGCCCGCACGAACGGAGACAAGCCGTGACCGACATTGACATTGACGCCAACCAGCGCGCCGTCGACGCCTTCAACGCCAGCCACCTGCCCGGCGCCTGGGTCCGCTACTGGACCGGCACTCGCGAGGACCCCGCCAAGTACGGGCAGACCCGCAGCGGGGCCGAGCTGCTCGGCGGCCACACCCCCGGCGTATGGGTGACCACCCACAGCGCGTGCATCGCCCTGACTCACGTGGATGTGATCCCCGGCCAGCCGGACAACATCGAGGACGACAGCCGCGACCTGCCCGAGCCGAGACCCGCCGCCGAGCGCGTCGGCCAGTACATCGCCGCGAACGGTGACGGCATCTACGACGTGCTCGACGGGCACCCGCTGTACGCCCGCGACATCGAGGCGCTACGCCGGGCGGGCGAGAAGGTCGCTGAGCTGACCGCCGCGCTGGCCGCCAACGAGGGCAGCGAAGACGCCCGCCTCGTCATCGCCGAGCGCAAGGTCGAGCAGTTGCGCGCGGAGCTGGCCGAGGTGCGCGAGCACCTGAACCTCGACCGGCAGGCCGTCGCCACGCTGCGGCAGCGGGAGCAGGAGGCCCTGGCCGCGCTCACCGAGTCCCGCGCCAACGCCGCCAAGTACGCCGCCGAGGTCGGCCGGCTCGTCGCCGAGAACGCCCGGCTGCGGCAGCAGCGCGACGAACTGAAGCCGATCGTCGAGGCCGCCAAGCGGTGGCGCAGCACCGTCGCCGAGACCGGGGACTACGAGAACTTCAACGCCGACGAGCTGACCACCGCCGTGGACGCCCTGCCGAAGGCCGGGGTGGCGTCGTGAGCTACGACCTCCGCGACGGCACCGTCCACGCCTGGGCCACCGCCCCCCACCGCATCACCACCCTCCAATACCTCCGCGCCAGCATCGCCCAAACGCTCGGCCTCGAACCCGACCACCACGGCGCAGACCCCGACTGGGCGCAGCAACTGCGCGACATGCGCACCGCTGACGACCACGCCGTCATCCAACGCGCCCGAGGCCGCGCCACCGTCCCCCAACCCCGCGTCGCCCTCGCCGCCGTCCCGTACCGGCTGGTCGACGTGCCGCACCTCGGGGAGCTGCCCATCGGGCCGCTGGAACCCGCCCACATCCACAACCAGCTGATCGGAGCGAAGTGATGCTCACCGCAGCCGACCTGCTCGGCAGCCAGCCCGAGTGGCAGGAGCGCGCCGTCTGCTCGGAGACCGACCCGGAGGCTTTCTACCCGGAGAAGGGCGGCAGCACCCGCGAGGCCAAGCGGATCTGCTCCCGCTGCGAGGTCAAGACCGAGTGCCTGGAGTACGCACTCGGCCGCGACGAGCGGTTCGGGATCTGGGGTGGCCTCTCCGAGCGGGAGCGCCGCGCCCTGAAGCGGAGGGCGGCATGAGCGCCCTGCCGCTCGGCTGCGCCACCTGCGGCGTCCTTCGCCGCCGGCACGACGCCGACGACCACCGCTATCAGGTGCCGGAGATGACCACCGTGCTGGCCCGCGCCGCCGCACTCAAGAACGGGAGCAAGGCCGCATGAGCATCGAACAGTTCACCCTCTTCGGGCCGCCCGTGCCCGTCGAGGTCGCCCCGCCGCGCAAGGTCGACGGCGTCCAGTGGGCCAGCTACAGCCCCGTCAAGCGCGTCCCGTGCCACCACTGCCAGCTCGTCACCCACGAGAAGCGCGGCTCGGCACCCGTGGACATCCGCAGCGCCAAGCGGCGGCGGACCACCAACGACGGCGAGCTGCTGCTCTGCAAGGACCACGCCGATCGCCAGTACGCCGAGGACGAGGCGGCGGGCCTGGTCGGCAAGGACAAGAAGACCGCCACGAAGCGCAAGCAGAGGCCGGCGTCGTGAACGAGTGCGTCACCTGCGACCTGCCCGAGGACCAGTGGCCCGCCTTCGACCCGCTGTTCGCCAGCGGTGCCAGCCAGTGCCCGCACTGCAAGCGGCTCGACCTCAACGAGCGGGCCACCCGCCAGAACACCGAGAAGTGAGAGACACCGTGAACTTCACCTTCGCGCCCGCCACCAAAGCTCAGGCCAAGGCCCGGCTCGCGTTCGCCGGCCCGTCCGGCAGCGGCAAGACCTACACCAGCCTCGTCACCGCCACCGCCCTCGGCGGACGCATCGCCGTCATCGACACCGAACGCGGTAGCGCCGCCAAGTACGCCGACCTGTTCACCTTCGACACCCTCGCCATGCACACCTACGACCCCCGCGACCTCGTCAAGGCCCTCGCCGCAGCCGGTGGCGCCGGCTACGACGTCGTCATCGTCGACAGCCTGTCGCACTTCTGGATGGGCACCGGCGGCATGTTGGAGCAGGTCGACCAGGCCGCCAAGCGCTCCGGCGGTGGCAACGGCTTCGCTGGGTGGAAAGAGGCCCGTCCGATGGAGCGGGCCATGGTCGACGCGCTGCTGGCCTACCCCGGTCACGTCATCGTCACCATGCGCACGAAGACCGAGTACGTGGTCGAGGAGAACGACCGCGGCAAGAAGGTCCCCCGCAAGATCGGCACCAAGCCGGAGCAGCGCGACGGCATCGAGTACGAGTTCGACATCGTCGGTGACCTCGACCTGGAGAACACGCTCATCGTCTCCAAGTCCCGCTGCAAGGGACTCGCCAAGGCGGTCATCCGGGAGCCCGACCGGGACTTCGGCGGCACCATCCTCGCCTGGCTGTCCGACGGCTCGGATCCCGGCATGACCGTCTCCGAGGTGCGCCGCAAGGCCCTCGACGAGGCCACCACGTTCGAGGAACTGGGCCAGCTGTACAAGGCCGAGGAACAGATCGGCCGGCTCGGCGCCGCCGTCGAGGACGAGGACGGCAACTCCACCACCCTCGGCGCGCTGCTGGCGCGCCTGGGAAACGCCCGCAAGGCCGCGGCGTGATGCGCCCCGTCGGCGAGCAGCGGTCCGACCAGCGCTGCCCTAGGTGCAGCAAGGCGCTGACCGTCGACCTCGCCGACGGGGCCACCAACACCACCCAGCACCACTGCTTGCACTGCGGCTACCAGGAGATGGTCCGGGCCCCCAGGTCCGAGCGGATCACCCGCAGTGAGGTCCGCCGCCTCATCCGCACTTCCCGCCGGCTGCTGCTCGGCCCGTCCTGCTACGGCCGCCGGCACCGCCACTGCACCGCCACCAACTGCGAATGCCCCTGCCACACCAACAGCCAGAAAGGCCAGTCATGAGCGGCGACACCACCATCACGGTCATCGGCAATTTGACCGACGACCCCGAGTTGCGCTTCACCCCCTCGGGGGCCGCGGTCGCGAAGTTCCGTCTCGCCTCCACCCCGCGATTCCTCGACAAGGCGTCGGGTGAGTGGAAGGACGGCGAGCCGCTGTTCCTCTCCTGCAACGTGTGGCGCCAGGCCGCCGAGCACGTCGCCGAGAGCCTCCAGCGCGGGGCCCGCGTGATCGTCCAGGGCCGGCTGCGGCAGCGCTCGTACGAGACGAACGAGGGCGAGAAGCGAACGGTCATCGAGCTGGAGGTCGACGAGATCGGCCCGAGCCTCCGCTACGCCACCGCGAAGGTCGACAAGGCCAACAAGGGCAGTGGTGGCGGGCAGGCCAGCCGCGACACCGCGCCCGAAGAAGCGCCCTGGTGACCCAGCACCACCCAGCCCCGCCCGGACCGGCCGGCACCGCGCATCGAGCGCGCGACGGGGCGCCAACCACACGACCACCACAACCCAGGGGGGACCTGATGACGATCACCGCCGAAGACCAAGACCTGCGCCGCACCCCGCCTCAGGACACCGCCGCCGAGCGCATCGTCCTCGGCGCCATGATGCTCTCCCGCGACGCCATCGCCGACGTCATCGAGCTCGTCGACATCGACGACTACTACCGGCCCGCCCACGGCGCCATCCACCGCGCCGTCACCGACCTGTACGTCAAGGGCGAACCCACCGACGCCGCCGCGGTCGCCAACAAACTGCTCACCACCGGCGACCTCCAGCGCGTCGGCGGAGCCCCCTACCTGTTCGAGTGCATCGACTCCGTGCCCATCGCCGCGAGCGCCGGCTGGTACGCCAAGCGCATCCGCAACGACGCCGGCCGTCGCCGGCTCGCCGAGGTCGGCACCAAGATGGTCGGGCTCGCCCTCAACCCGGGCATCGAGTACACCGAGGCCGTCGACCAGGCCGGGCAGAGCTTCTACGACGCGACCACCCGGCACGACTCCGGGGAACTGACTCCGCTGTCCGCGCTCATCGGCCCCACCCTGGAGGCCATCTCCGCCGCCGCGGCGAACCCGGACTCCGTCATCGGCCTGCCCACCGGGCTGGTCGACCTCGACCGGCTCACCGGCGGCCTGCGCCCCGGGCAGCTTGTCGTCGTCGCCGGGCGCCCTGGGATGGGCAAGAGCGTCTTCGGCGTCGACATCGCCCGCAACATCTCCATCCGCGCCGGCAAGCCCGTTGCGTTCTTCGCCCTGGAGATGGGGGAGGACGAGCTCATCCAACGGATCCTGTCCGCCGAGACGCTGATCCCGCTGCACGCGCTGCGCGACGCCAAGCACCTCAGCACGCTCGACTGGCAGCGCCTCGTCGAGGCGGAGCAGGAGCTAGCCGCCGCGCCGCTGCACATCGATCCGACGCCCTCGGTGAACATGACCGAGATCCGCGCCCGCGCCCGCCGGCTCGCCCAGCGTAAGGGCCTGTCGCTGATCGTCGTCGACTACCTCCAGCTCATGACGCCGGCCCGCAAGTCGGAGAGCCGGCAGCAGGAAGTCGCCGAGATCAGCCGCGGCATGAAGTTGCTCGCCAAGGAGCTCCAGGTGCCGGTGATCGCCGTCGCCCAGCTCAACCGGGGCCCGGAGCAGCGCACCGACAAGCGGCCGATGCTGTCGGACCTTCGCGAGTCAGGCGCGCTGGAGCAGGACGCCGACCTCGTGATCTTCGTGCACCGCGACGACTACTACGACAAGGAGTCGGCCCGGGCGGGCGAGGTGGACCTGATCGTCGCGAAGAACCGGTCCGGCCCCCAGGACACCATCACGGCCGCCGCGCAGCTGCACGTGTCGCGGTTCGTCGACATGTGCGTCCTCTGAGCTGCCCCACCACTGACAGGAGTCGCTCGTGAGCTGGGAAGCCATCCGCTGGGTGCTGGAGGACGCACCGGACCTCCCGTCGCATCTGGTGAGCCCGCTTGTGGCGCTGGCCGAGACGGCGGCGCCGGACGGGACGGGGGCGTTCCTGGGTCAGCCGGAGATCGCGTGGCGCACGCGGAAGAACAACCGCAACGCGCGCCGGGACGTCGACGCGCTGGAGAAGCTCGGGCTGATCCGTGAGGGCGACCAGAGCCTCGCCAGGTACATCCGCAGCGACCGTCGGCCGACGGTTTACGACCTCGCGATGGAGCGTAGCCGTGGACCTCGCCCGGACGACGGGGGGTCGCACACGACCCCCCGTGAAGCCGACAACGAGGGGGCGCAGGCGACCCCCCGTACGGGTGACGACGGGTCGCACACGACCTCTCGTGAATCGGCACGGGGGGTCGTAGACGTCCCCTCGCAGAACGGTCCAAACGGACACGGGGGGTCGCACACGACCTCTCGTGAGGGCCACGGGGGGTCGCACACGACCCCCGAACTGAAGAAGAAGAGGACTTCCTCTTCCTCCCCGCCCCCCGTCACGCGAATCGCAGACGCACTCGGCATCAGCGAGACAGACGCCCGGACCATCTGGGACCGCTTCGTCGCCGACCCGAAAGTCAACGCACCCAGCCGCTACGTCGACAGCCTCATCGCCTCCGGTGACATCGCCAAGCACCGACCGGTCGCCAAGACCGCCGCGCCTGCCACCGGCCACCCGTACGAGGACAGCGGACGCGGCTACTGCGCCCGATGCCACATGCCCGAGACGCACGCACGCCACGGAGGCACGAAGTGACCGGACCCCTCAACCCGCGCATCGCCCGCCGCCTCGCAGCCGACCGCGGTGAGCTCGTCCCCACCACCGAAGACAACCTCCGCATCGCCGCCGAGAACAAGGCACACGACGCACAGTCCATCGCTGCCGCACCTGACCCGGTGCTCACTGACTGGCGCGACGTCGCCGCCTCCGTCGACGAACCGACGTGGCAGCGGATCCTCGCCGACCTGGCGCCGGCTTCCCGCGCCGAGTGCGAGCGGATCCGCCCGCCGGAGTCCCGCCCGGACGTGGCAGCGAGCCGCCGGGACGCCCTGCGCCGACTCGGCCGCGCCAACACCACCAACCCGCTCGTCCGCCCCAAGCCCTGAGGAGCCCGCCATGACCAATCCCAACAAGACGAAGGGCAGCGGAGCCGAGCGCGCCGTCATCGAACACCTCCGCGCCACCGGTTGGCCCCACGCCGAACGACGCCTTGCCGGTGCCTCGAAGGACCGCGGTGACATCGCTGGTGTGCCCGGTGTGGTCATCGAGGTCAAGAACTGCACCCGCACCGAACTCGCCGCCTGGCTCGCCGAGGCCGAGCAGGAGCGGATCAACGACCACGCCGACCTCGCCGCCGTCTGGCACAAGCGCCGCGGCAAGAGCGCCGCTGCCGACTGGTTCGTGACCATGGACGGCGCCACGTTCACCCGACTGCTCGCCGCTGCTGGCTACGGCTCAGGCAGGGATCAGCCGGTGATCGTTCCGCACAGCGCCTGGGTGGACGACGACGAGCCCGCGCCGCTGGTGGCGCCGTACCAGGGCGGACGGCACACCGGCACCCACACCATCGACCTGCTTGGACAGGAGGCGTCGTGACCAGGCGAGTCGTTCAGACGTCCGGCGGCACCGGCAGCTGGGCCACCGGCCGCTGGGTTGCCGATACGTACGGCACCGACGACCTAGTGCTGCTCTTTGCCGACACCCTCGCCGAAGACCCCGACCTCTACCGGTTCCTCGACGAAGCCGCCGCCGACATCGGCGTGCCCGTCACCCGCGTCTGCGACGGCCGCACCCCCGAGCAGGTCGACGTCGACCGGCGGTGGCTGTCCAACTCCCGCGTCGCCCAATGCTCGCTGGAGCTGAAGGTGAAGCCCTGCCGTCAGTGGCTGGAGGCGAACTGCGACCCGGCTGACACCGTGCTGTACGTCGGCATCGACTGGACCGAGCAGCACCGCACCGCCGGCATCGTCAAGGGCTGGGCGCCGTGGCAGGTCGAGTTCCCACTGACGGAGCCCCCGTGGATCGACAAGCGGCAGATCGAGGAAGACCTCCGCAGCCGTGGAATCGAGATGCCCCGCCTCAACCGGCTCGGCTTCCCCCACAACAACTGCGGCGGTGCCTGCATCCGAGGCGGCCAAGCCCAGTGGGTCCAGCTGCTGCGCACCTTCCCCGAGCGGTACGCCGCCAAGGAAGCCCACGAACAGCGGATGCGCGACCTGCTGGGCGCTGACGTGTCGATCCTCAAGGACCGCACCGGCGGGCAGACAAAGACCCTGCCGCTGACCGTCCTGCGCCGACGGGTGGAAAGCCAACCCACTCAGGGCGACCTGTTCGACGAGTTCGACTGGGGCGGCTGCGGCTGCCTCACCGACTTCGGCCAAGCCGCATGAGTAGCCCGCAGAAGCAGCGACCTGTTGGCACGAAACGATCAAGGAGGGGACGTGGGCACCACTGGACGGAAGTGCGGCGAGTGCTGGCAGGTTCGCGAGCCGGACTCGTTTCTCAGTGACGCGCTGCGGGCGCGGTGCATGGTCTGCCGGCTCGACGAGTCCAGCCGGAACGACCCGGCCGCCGTTCGCGCCAAGAACCTGTGGACGAAGTACCGGATCACGCTGGCCGACTACCAGGCGATGGCGGCTGAGCAGGACCACTGCTGCGCCATCTGCCGGAAGCACCAGGACGATCTGCCGGAGCGGCGGGCCGGGCGGCCTCGCGCAGACGGCGCGCCGCCGGCCGACAACTTCAGGCTCGCCGTCGATCACTGCCACGCAACAGGTCGGGTTCGCGGGCTGCTGTGCGTCCCGTGCAACGCCGCGCTCGGCATCTTCAAGGACTCGCCGGAGGTGCTGCGGACGGCGATCGAGTACCTCCAGCGCGAGCCGACCTTCCAACCGTCGGTCCAACCACTGTTCGCCGCGTGACCCCTGCTCCGTGATAACTCCAGCAAATTTCCACGAACCAGAAGGACTCTGATGTCAGCTCAGCCCAGCTCGCCGGGCCACCGACCGGACCGCCATCGCGGACCAGCGGTCGGCCCGGCGTGGCTTCAGGCCAGCGGCGTCCAGTGCGGCGGCGATCTCGCGGAACGACTCCTTGGCCTTCCGTCGGCGCACGATCTCGTCTCGGGCCGCCTGCTCGGCCGGGTTGGGTGCGGCGTCTCGCTCGCGTCCCTTGCCCTCGCCGTGGAAGCCGAAGGCGTACGAGCCGGTGGACTTGCGGCCGGCGCGCTGCTTGGCCAGTCGGCCGTGACGCATCCGCATGACGGCCTGGGTCTTCTCGTACTGGGCGACCGCGCCGAGCACCTGACGGATCAGGGTGCGGGCCGCGTCGTCGTCCTGGTCCTGAAGCACCTCGCCACCGGTCGCGGTGAACGCCCGGCCACCGCGCTGCCAGATCACACCGAAGGCGGCTTCCTGGACCATGAGCTTGCGGGCGTAGCGGTCCATGTCGGCGGCGATGATCCCGTCGGCCTTCAGCGGGGCCATGAGTTCGATGGCCTCGGCCAGCCCCGGCCGCTCGACGGCCTCGACGGTCCCGGAGACGCCTTCGTCTCGGCACCACTTCACGATCCGACCGTAGTTCGCCTTCGCCCATCGGCGGATGGCGGCTTCCTGGCGGTCGAGTCCCCAGGCTTCGACTTGGCCGGCGGAGGACACCCGCAGGTACCCGATGAGCTTCAGCACAACAGCCTCCAAGCCTCTGACCTGCAATGTAAACGAACCGCCAGATTAGTTTACAATGGAGCTATGGGCGACGGTGCATCTGACCTGGGCAAATGCGGACGCACCACCAAGCGGAACAGGCCGTGCACGTTGCCGCCGGTGTCCTCAGCGCCATCCTGCTTCAACCACCTCACCCTGGATGAGCGCGAGCGGCACGCCGCCGAGCGCGCCGCACCCTCGCCCTTTGACCTCATCCCAGCCGACCCGGCAGAGCCGGCCTGCTGGTCGTGGCCAGTCGCCGTGGTGGCCGACCTAGCCGAGGCAGCCTGCGCCGGGCTGAGCGATCAGGCCCGCGCCATGGTGCTCTCCGACGGCGGCGCGCTACTCGCCATGGATGAGTGGCACCAAGGCCGATGCGCGATCTGCGGCCGGCGCGCGGTGCTGGTACTCGACCACGACCACGCCACCAACCTCGTGCGCGGTCACCTGTGCAAGTCCTGCAACGTCCGTGAGGCCCACACCGGGGGCGTCTTCGAGCTGTACCGGCAGCGCCCGCCCGCCGCGATCCTCGGCGTCCGCGAGCAGTACCTATCGCCGCTCGACGGCCTGTAGCCCGTCACCTGACCGACGACACCACCGCGCCGCGCTGAGCGGCACCAACGAGGAGGACAGCGACATGATCGTCACCGTCACACCAACCATCGGAGATGGCACCGTCGTCCGCTGGTACTACGACGCCGACGCACTGGCGGATCTGCACGGCATCGAGCCGATGGTCAGCGCCTCTCGCAACGGCGTCCGCGTCGGCACGTACCTCCACTGCGTGCCCGACGAGATCATGACCACCGCGCAGGACGCGTACGAGCAGCTGCGACGCGACAGCGACGCCGACCTCAAGCACCTCGCCACACACACGCGGGCCGGCCTGTTCGCACCGCTGGTGCCGGTGACCCCGTAAACGACGGTGGGCCTCCACGCCCGCGAAGTTGTGGAGGCCCACCCCGGACACCCCGTAGGACGCCCGCGCTGAACACCGGCCAGCCTACAAGGGGGGACCACCGTGGACCGCGACGCCACCATCACCACCATCACCGGCCTCGCCGAGCAACTGTGCGACGCCGGACAACACGTTGAGCGCGTCCGCTACTGGGACAAGAACCGCAACGAGAAGCACCGAGAGTGGCGCACCGTGCAACCCGGACTGCTCACCCAACTCCACCAGGCCGCTGTAGCGCCCGCAGAGGGCCGAACAGAGCCCGGCCCTAGGTCGGTACCGGGTAGCCGCCCACCGCTCGCCCTGGAAGCTCTCAGCACCCACGCGGCGATCTGCACGCACGTCCACCACTGGTGCTGGTCCCTCAACCTCGCCGCCCGCGACACCGTCGAAGCCAACATCCGCGCGTTGGTCGGTGCCGCACCCAACCTCGACGACGACGACCTCACCGCCCTCACCGTCGAACTCCGCACCTGGCACCGCTGGGCATCCGTCGCCACCGGGTGGACCGCGCCCCTGTTCGCACCCCACGTCCCCTGCCCCGCATGCCAGGTGGTCGGCCAGCTGCGGGTCAACCTGTCAGCGCAGGCTGCCCACTGCCGGGCCTGCCAAGCCACCTGGGCATCCGACGACGGATCGCTGTACAAGCTCGGCGAGTACATCCAGGCCCACACCCAGCGCGTCGCAGCTTGACGTGTAGCCCCACTACCTACGAAGATATGAGCAACCAGAAGTGTCTTCGAAGCCCCACCAGTGCCCCCGCACGGTGGGGCTTCGTCGTGCACCAGGGCAGCGGGCAGCCTGGCTGCGGCGGACGGGCTGCCCGCACCGCCCGGAGGTAGCCATGCCACGCAGCAAGCACCGCGTAGGCCGCCCCTACCGCAGAGCCAGGGCCCAGATGTTCGCCCTCTACGGCACCACCTGCCACCTGTGCGGCCACGCTGGTGCACGCACCGCTGACCACCTCACGCCTGTCGCACACGACAGCACCCAGCCCATCGATCCACACGCCATGCGCCCTGCTCATGGCAGTGGCAACCCCTGCCCTACCTGTCGACGCCACTGCAACCAAGAGCGTGGAACCAAGCCGCTGACCTCGATGTTCAGGCCCGCCCTGCACTGGTGAGGGGTAGGGGCGGTCCAAATCGCTAGAAACGGACATCCGGGAGACCCCACGCCTTCCCGCTCCCGTTTCTCCCCCCGCGCTGGACCTTGGAGGCAACTTGTGGGCCTCTCGAACGCCGAGCGGCAGCGCCGATACCGCGAACGGCGCCGCGCTGAGCAGCAAAAGCCGGGTGGGGGCGTTACGCGGCCCGTCACGGCACCAGTTACGGGTAACGCCGTAACGCTGGAGCTGGGCGAGCGGGGGCGGCGCCTCTGGCAGCAGTACATCGACGACGGCGCGGCACTCAAGCCGGCCGAGCGGGTGCTGCTCGAAGAGGCGTGCCGCACCGCGGACCGTCTGGACACCCTCGATCGGATCCTGCGGGGCGACGAGGACGCGTGGATGCGGTTCCGGTCGCTTAACGACGACGGGTCGATCGTGTCGGTGGTCGTCAACAACGTGCTGGCCGAGGCGAGGCAGCAGCAGGTGGCGCTGAAGGCGCTGCTGGCCGAGCTGCGCACCTCTCGGGCGGGCACGCCCGCCAAGCCCGCCTTGGGCGGGAAGCCAGCGGGGCCGGGATCGACGTCGGGAGGCGAGGGTGTCGCTGGCGTTGCAGACCTCGCCGCTCGGATTGCCGAGCGGAGCGCTCAAGCCGCGAGTTGAAACTCACCCCGACTACGCCTTCAGCTACGGCCCGGAGACCGCAGAGTTGATGGCCCGCGCCGGGCGGCCATTGGACGGCTGGCAGCAGGACGCAGTCACGCTGATGGTGTCCGTCCGCGATGACGGCAAGTGGGCGTGCTTCGAGTACTGCGAGTGGGTGTGCCGGCAGCAGGGCAAGGGCGCGATCCTGGAGGCCCGCGCCCTTGCGGGGTTCTTGCTGATCGGCGAAGAGCTGATCATGTGGTCGGCGCACGAGTACAAAACGGCCATGGAGGCGTTCCGCCGGGTCAAGGCGATCATTCGGGCGCTCGGCACCCAGCTCGACACGGCAGGGAATCTGTTCGATGTTGACGGCATCCTGATCAAGGTCAACAACACGAACGGGGAAGAGGCGTTCGAGCGGCTCGACACCGGCGCTCGCATCAAGTTCATCGCCCGGTCGAAGGGCTCCGGGCGCGGCTTCTCCGGTGACGTGAACATCATCGACGAAGCGTTCGCGTACACCGCAGAGCAGCACAGCGCCCTGCTCTACACCGTCAGCGCGCGACCGAACCCGCAATTCATCTACACCTCATCGCCACCCCTGACCGGCGACACCGGCGACATCATGTTCGCCCTGCGGCATCGAGGCGATCCGACCGCACCACGGAGTGCCGACGACGGCCCCTGGGAGCAGGACCCTTCGCTGGGCTATCGCGATTGGGGTTTGGTTGGAGACCTCGACGCCCTGGACGGCATTGACCTCGACGACATGGCGCTGGCGGCGGCGTCGAACCCGGCTCTCGGTGCTCGCCGCTCCAACGGTTCGGGGCTGACACACGAGACTGTCGCCCGCGAGCGCCGAGCGACGCTGGCCGACCCCGCTGGGTACGCCCGCGAGCGCTTGGGTATCTGGCCCCGCCGCGTCACGGGCCGCTCTGGAGTTATCCCCGATGACGTGTGGCGCGACCAGCGTGACCCGAACTACGTCGACTCGACCGCTGTCGTTCGGCCCCGCGACGTCGTGTTCGTCTTGCAGGTCAACGCCAGCCGCACGTATACGACGATCGCTGCGGTGGGTCGCCGGGGAGACGGCACCTTGCTGGCGTCGATCGTCGACCACCGACCCGGAACGCGCTGGGCGGCGAATCGGATCGGTGCGCTGAAGCGACAGCATGACCCGCTGTTCATCGTCGCTCAAGACAAGGGGCCAACAGGCACGCTGCTGCCGGAGTTGGCCGACCTCGGGGTAACGGAGGCAGGCGACCGCGAGCGCCCCCGCCGCGGCGACCTAGTGGTTCCGTGGGCATCGGACGTGGCCAACGCGTATGGGCTGTTCATCGACGCGGTTGTCGATCAGCGGAATCTGTTCCACCTCGACGAGGCGCCATTGAATCTGGCCATCGCAGCCACCGGCACCCGCGCACTGTCTGGCGGAACGGCGTGGGAGTACACCGACCCGGCGGCGGCGCCGTTGCTGGCGGTGACCCTTGGCGTTTGGGCGGTGCTGACGGTGAAGCTGCCGCCACCCAAGCGGTCGGCGTACGAGTCCGAAGAGCTGATGGTCGTGTGACCAGGGAGGAGGCGGCCGTGCTGACTGTTCGTCGCCGGTCCGTCGTCGTGAACCTGATCGACGGCCGTACCACCATCACCGGCACCCGCCGGCTGTCGTGGCCGTGGCAGGTGAAGCTCACCGCCGCCGAGATGCACCGGCCTCACAGCGACCCGAGCCCGCTCGACGGCGTCGTGCTGATTCCGCGTCACCGCATCGACTGGATTCAGGTGGTGAGCTGATGGCGTTCGTCGTCTCCGCTGGCCGCCTCCAGGCGCTGGAGCCGGCGTCGTCGTCGATGTCGACGTGGCCTGGCTACAACACGATGCTGTCCGCCAACCGGACGTTGACGTACGGGGCGATCTACCGCAGCCAACCGGCGGTGCGCACAGTTGTGGACTTCCTGGCCCGCAACATCGCCCAGCTGGGGCTGCACACCTACGAGCGGCTCTCCGACAACGACCGCCGGCGGCTGTCCGACCATCCGATCGCCAACCTGTTTAACCGACCCAATCCGCAGACCACCATGTTCCGGCTGATCAGAGCGCTGGTGTCCGACAAAGCGATCTACGACGACGCCTACTGGGTGAAGCTGCGCAGCGAGTCCAACACCCCCATCGGGCTGCGCCGGGTGTCACCGACACGGGTGGAACCGCTGGGCGCCGACTGGATGGACGCCGTCCAGTACCGGCTGCACGGTGCCGCAGGTCACCTGGACGTCGACGCTGAGAACATCGTGCACTTCCGCGGCTACAACCCGGAGGACGGGCGGCACGGCCTGTCGCCCATCGAGGCGCTGCGTCAGGTGCTCGCTGAGGAGTACGCAGCCGCCCTGTGGCGGGAGCAGATGTGGTCCAACGGGGCCCGGGTGTCTGGCTACCTTCACCGCCCGTTGGAGGCTCCTGAGTGGTCCAACCCGGCGCGGGAGCGGTTCCGGGCGGGGTGGCAGGCGCAGTACACCGGGTCGGGTGCTCAGGCTGGCGGGACGCCGATCCTTGAGGACGGCATGGAGTTCGTGTCGGCCGGCATCAACCCGAAGGAAGCGCAGTACGTCGAGTCGCGGAAGTTGACCCGGGAGGAGACGGCGGCCGCGTACCACATTGCCCCGCCGCTGGTCGGGATCCTCGAACACGCCACGTTCAGCAACATCCGGGAGCAGCACAAGGCGCTGTACCAGGACACGTTGGGCCCGTGGTGCGCGGAGATCGAGCAGGACATCGGGTTGCAACTCATTCCCGACCTGGCGGCCGGTCGCAGCGTGTACGTCGAGTTCAACATCTACGAGAAGTTGCAGGGCTCGTTCGACGAGCAGGCCGACCAGCTCCAGGCCGCGGTTGGCGGACCGTACATGACCCGCAACGAGGCGCGCAGCCGGACCAACCTGCCCCGCGTCGAGGGCGGCGACGACCTGATCGTCCCGCTGAACGTGGCCATCGGCGAACCCGAGCAGCCAGCGCTACCTGCCGGACAGCCCGGCTCCACGACCACCGGGGAGGAACCCGATGAGGACTAAGGCGTTCCCCGCGCACGTCAAGGCGGCCGGTGAGCAGGACGGCCTGGCCGCTGGTCAGTTCGAGGCGATCGTGTCCGTGTTCGGCAACGTCGACCACGGCGGCGACGTCGTCCTGCCCGGTGCGTTCTCCCGCTCCCTCGCGGAGTGGAAGGCCGCCGGTGACCCGATCCCCGTCATCTGGTCGCACCAGATCGGCGACCCCGACTCCCACATCGGCGTGGTCCTCGACGCTGAGGAACTCCTGGCCGGTGATGACCGACTGCCGGAGAAGCTGCGCGGCAACGGCGGCCTGTGGGTGCGGGGTCAACTCGACCTCGACGAGCCGCGGGCGGCGAAGGTCCACCGGCTGCTGAAGGGCCGCCGGGTCACCCAGTTCAGCTTCAGCTACGACATCCGCGACGGTGCGCTCGGTGAGCGTGACGGCGAGAAGGTGTACGAGCTGCGTGACCTCGACGTGTTCGAGGTCGGTCCCACCCTGCTCGGCATGAACGCGGCCACCGATCTGGTGGGTGCGAAGGCCGGCAGGTGCACCACCTGCGGTAACACCATCGACAGCACCAAGCAGGCCATGCCAGCCCCGGCAGACGCCGACGACGAGCCTCCGGCCATCGAGCCCAAGGCCAAGTCCGCCGAGCCCACCCTGAGCCCCGCCTCCGTCCTGCTGTCACTCCAGGTCGACGCGCTCGCGTACGGCCTTGACTGACCCTCACGGAGGAAATCCAGCATGTCCACTGCACTGATGGAACGGCTCAAGAAGGAGCTGTCCGACGCGCTCATCCCGGCTCGGGACATCGCCGCGAAGGCGGAGGCCGAGAAGCGGGACCTGACCGACGACGAGCGGGCCAAGGTCACCGAGGCGGTGAAGACCGGCAACGGGATCAAGAACCGCATCGACCAGGCCAAGGCCGACAACGACCTGACCAAGCAGCTCGGCGACCTCGGCGACGGCATCAGCTTCGAGCCGGGCGCGAAGGAGCGCAACCAGCCCACCGACGGCCTGTGGACGCCCCGCAAGGGCGAGACCATCGGTCAGGCGTTCGTCAAGTCGAACCAGTACAAGAGCCTGCTGGCCGAGGCCAACGGCGGGACGTTCGGCAAGAACCAGCGAGTCCACTCGGCCCCGTTCGGCGCGAAGGCCCTCGTCACCGGCCTGTCGGACACCTCCGCAGGTGCGCTGGTCGTCAACGACAACATCGGCCTGCAGGTGGGCCTGGAGGCGTTCCAGCGTCCGCTGAAGATCCGGGACCTCGTCACCAACGGCAACACGACCTCCGACGCGATCGAGTACGTGCGGGTCACCTCGACCACGAACAACGCCGCGCCGGTCGCCGAGGCGACCACGTCTGCGCTGCCGACCGCGCCTGGTGGCGCCGGTGCGCTGGTCAACGCCGCGGGTGGCGGGTACAAGCCTGAGTCGGCGATGGCCCTGGCCAAGGTGTCGACGACCGTGAAGACGATCGCGCACTGGATCCCGGCCACCAAGCGGGCCCTGGCCGATGCCGGGCAGGTCCGCACCCTCATCGACCAGTTCCTCCGCTACGGGCTGGAGGAGGAGCTGGAAGACCAGATGGTCAACGGTGACGGCACCGGCGAGAACTTCGAGGGCCTGAACACCGTCTCGGGCACCCAGTCCCAGGCGTACGACACGGACATCCTCACCACGCTGCGCAAGGCGAAGACGAAGGTCCGCACCGTGGGCCGGTCGATCGCCACCGCGTACGTGATGAACCCGGCCGACTGGGAGAAGGTCGACCTGCTGCAGGACAACGAGGCCCGCTACTACTTCGGCGGCCCGATGCGCGAGGGGCAGCCCACGGTGTGGGGTCTGCCGGTCGTCGAGTCCGAGGCGGTCGCCGAGGGTGCCCCGTGGGTGGGTGCGTGGCGTAAGGCGGTCCTGTGGGACCGGGAGCAGGCCACCGTGCAGGCCACCGACTCGCACGCGGACTTCTTCATCCGCAACTTGGTCGCGATCCTCGGCGAGATGCGTGCGGGCTTCGGGATCATCCAGCCCAACGCGTTCGTCGAGATCGACATCACCGCGTAAGGAGTTCGGACCATGGCGTACCTGAACCAGGCCAAGGGATCCCAACGGGCGGGCGCTCGGGCGGCGGCGGTCGCTGACGCGGCGGCACTGACCTCGGTTGTTGCCGCTGGTGCGAACCCGACCAAGGCCGAGTACGACGCGCTGCGCGCGGACGTCACGGCGCTGCGGACGAAGCTGAACGCTGCTCTCGCCGCGCTGCGGACGTCCGGCGTCATCGCGCCCTGATGCTCATCCGATCGAGCGGTGCCGGCTGTCCCATCTGCGGCGCGAACCATGCGTCCTGTGGGCCAGCCGGCACCGGCACCCCCGTAGACATCCCAACCAGGAAGGACCGAACGGTGGGAGCTGTCCGCAAGTACCACGTGACCCACAACGGCCACCGCACGATCATGCGGCTCAACGAGCAGGACGTGAAGGTGTACCCGGACGCGCAGCTGGTCGACGACGAGCAGGCGCAGCCCGAGCCCGAGGCGAAGCCGGCGGCGAAGACCCGCACGCCGGCGGACAAGACCCGCCGGCCAGCTGGCGACAAGTAACCCGAGGAGGTGGCCGTGCCCGCTGACATCGTCACCGTCGAAGAGGTGAAGAAGCAGCTCAACATCCCCGACGCGGACACCTCCCAAGACGCCGAGTTGGCCGACTTCATCGCCTCCATCACCGACGTGATCGAGGACGTGGTCGGCCCGGTCGTACCCCGAGAGGTCACCGAAGACCACCCCGGCGGAACGGACGCGGTCATCCTGCGGCAGCCGCCCGCGCTGTCCATCACCTCGGTCACCGAGGACGGGACGGCGGTCGACAGCAGCGGCTACACGGTGTCTCTCAACGCCGGGGTGCTCTATCGGTCCTCGCAGTGGTGGGCGGGTGGACGCGCGGCGGTGCAGATCGTCTACCAGGCAGGGCGGGCGGTGACCCCGGCCAGCATCAAGCAGGCCGCGAAGGAGCTGGTGGCGGTGAACTTCCGCTCGCAGCAGGGCGGAAACTATTCGCCCTTCGACTCCGGTGACGTCCCGGCTGGTACGGCGGGGCAGGTGCGGCTCGGGTTCTTCGTGCCCAACCGGGTGCTGCAGCTGTTGGAGCCGCACCGGCAGGGCGGGTGGCTTCCCTGATGGCCACCTCCACGATTCCCGGTGCTGTCGATTACCTGTTCACGACCGCGCAGGCTCTGCCGCCGGTCACGTCGGCTGTGGTCGTGTCCGACGGTTGGTCAGACCGGAAGGGCGCCACGGGCATCGTCGTCGGTATTACCCCAGAGGACCCCGAGACGCGGGGGACGAAATCGCACGGCGAGCTGGGTGCCCGCGCGCAGTGGGAGGAGTACGCCGTCCCCTGCATCATCTGGGCGTACAGGGCCGGTGATCGTGCGATGAAGCAGGCGCGTGACGCCGCGTTTGAGCTGTTCGACGCGTTCGACACGGCGCTGCGTACCCCGCAGGGGGCGACTCTCGGCGGGGTGCTCAAGTCGGGCACGGCGCTGGTCTCGGACCCGGTGATGGAGCAGACGGGCAGCGCGGAAGAGGCCGGCGAGGGCCGGACCTGCCAGATCTATTTCGAGGTGTCGTGCCGGTCACGGTCGGCAGCGTGAGGAGGTTGGTCGTGGCCAGAGTGAAGCAGCCGTACGACGAGCGGCGGATGGTGGCGTGGCTCGGCCGCGAGGTCGACCCGGGCGAGATCGTCGAGGTCCCGGACGGGGATCTGGCGTCGTACCTGGAGGCCGGGTGGCAGCCGGGCCAGGACAAGGAGACCAAGGCGCTGGTCGACGCGCTCCGCAAGGAGCAGGAGCCGACCGGCGACCAGCAGCAGAGCATCAAGGGCAAGGTCGCGGCGGTCAAGTCGAAGAACGTCGTGGTCACCACCACGCCCACTGACCAGCAGCAGGGCCAGGGCGAGCAGCCCGGCACCGGTGAGGAGTCCTGATGGCGATCGGTTCGGGCCTCGGCTCCAGCTTCGGCATGGCGCCGGAGGTCACCTACGGCACGTACGTCGCGCCGACCCGCTTCCTCGAGGCAACGGCAAGCCTCACGAAGCGCAAGAACGTGTACCAGGGCGGCGGCATGGCGTCCGGGCGGATGGTGCAACCCGGGACGCGGCGTTACGTCACGACGAAGGGCGCCGGTGGCACCCTCGAAACGGCCGTGTACTCCAAGGGCATGGGGCTGCTGCTCAACGGCCTCATGGGTGGGACGGTTGCCCCGGTTCAGCAGGCGGCCACCGCCGCGTACCTGCAAACGCACGCGCTCGCGGACCCGTTCGGGAAGTTCTACACGATGCAGGCCGGCGTGCCGGACCTCGGCGGGACGGTCCGCCCGTACACGGTGGTGGGCGCGCAGGTGACGTCGCTGGAGCTGGCGTGTGAGACCGGCGGCGGGTTGACCGCGTCGTGGGGTGTGGAGGCCCGGGACATGACGGAGGGGCAGACGATCGCCGCCCCGTCGTACCCGACGATCAACGAGTTCCATTTCGGCCAGGCCGCGTTGAAGCTGGGCGCGTACGGCGCTGAGGCGGTCGTGGATGCGGTGACGAAGGTGTCGGTGTCCGTAGAGCGGGCCCGGCATGCTGGCGGCCCGTACATGGGCAACCAGGGCCTACGCAGCCAGGGTGTGCTGAACGACTGGACGAAGGTGTCCGGGACGATCGACGCGGATTTCCTCGACAAGACGGTGTTCGCGGACCGGTTCGCGTCCGACGTGCCGGTGTCGATCGTGTGGGAGTTCGTGGGCCCGCTGATCGCCTCGACGTACTACGAGACGTTCCGGGTGAAGATGCCGCAGGTCTACTTCGACGGCGACACCCCCAAGGCCAACGGGCCCGCCGAGGTGAAGACCAGCTATCCGTTCGTCGCCCAGCACGACGGCACGAACCCGCCGATCACCATCGAGTACATCACCACGGACACGACGCTCTGATGCGGGTGGAGGTGCAAGGCGACCGCTTCCGGGTGGTCGCCCGCCGACTGCGTGCCGCCGCCGACCGCAAGGATCTCGTCCGGGAGCTGCGCACGGCCATCCTCGACGCGGTTCCTGAACTCAAGGAAGCCGTCCGAGAAGGGGCGCCCGGGTACCTGCCTGACGCGTATGCGGCCGAGCTGGTGCCGTCGCTGCGGATGACCACGGTGACGACCACGTCGGGCGATCAGGTGACGGTGCGGATCACCACCACCGCGAAGGGCGCGGGCGGCAACCCTCGGCAGGTCGGTGACCTGGAAGCGGGTCGGGTCAAGCACCCGGTGTTCGGGCGGACCAGGGCGTTGAAGCGGCACGCGGTGCACCGGGCGACGTCGCAGCTGAACCCGTGGGTGACGCAGCCGGTGAAGCCGAAGTTCGTGACCGGGCCGATGCTGGCCGGTCGGCCGGCGGTACGCACCAAGATCGAAGCGGCGGTAGACCGCGTCCTCGACAAGATCGCGAAAGGCTGAGCATGACGACCATCCGGGTGCTGCTGTGCGCCGAGGACCAGACCCGCTATGAGGTCGGTGAACTGCTGCTCGACACCGAGCAACTGAAGGACATGCGGGCCGACGAGCTGGTGAAGTTCGAGCAGGAGTCCGACGCCGCGCTGGCCAGTCTCCTGCCGCTGATCGAGCCGACGGTGAGCAAGCTGGCCATCGCCCGCCGGTCGGCGGCGTTCCTCGCCATGCGGCAGAGCGGCTACGACGTGCGCTGGGACGAGTTCCAACCGAAGCTGTTGCGCGCCGAGTTCGAGCAGGTGGAGGTGCCCCGCGCCGACCCCCCAGCTGGCAGCTCGGAGTCTTCCTCCGAGGCCGAACCGTCTCCGGTGTCCTGAGGTCGGTGGAGCCGTTCTTCACCTTCACCGCCCGCATCCCGCCGTTTGAGTTGCGGCGGTTGACGGTGCGGCAGATCCGCGACCACCTCGTCTGGTGGGAAGACGCCCACGGCCCGTTCGACACCGTCACCCTTGGGGGGTAGCCGTGGCCCGCGACAAGATTGAATTCGACGTCGTTGGCCGGGACACCTCCGGGTCGAAGGCGTTCAAGCAGGTCGGCGCCGCCGCCGAGAAGGCCGGCGATCAGGTCGAAGACCTGGGCAAGAAGTCCGCGACCGCCGCCGATCAGGTCGACGACCTGGGCGACAAGACCCGCCAGTCCGGACGGGAAGCCGACGACGCTGGTGAGGAGTACGCCGGCCTGGCGGCGGAGATCGCCGTGGCGCAGGCGGCGATGCGTGACCTGGCCGCCGAGATCGACCGCACCGGCAACAAGGATCTGGCGAAGGATCTGCGCCGGCAACAGGCTGACCTGCGGAAACTGACCCGCATCAAGGATCTGCTGCCCGACGACAGCGAGACGACCGCAGAGGCCGTCCGCTTCGGTGGGCGGATCGCGGCCGGGGTGGCATCCGGGCTCTCCCGTGCTGGCGGGCCGATCTCCGCCGCGCTCACCAACGTGTTCGGCACCTTGCCTCCGGGTGCGCAGGTGGCGCTCGGTACGAGTGTGGTGGCCGCCGCGTCAGCGGCTGCCCCAGCGCTCGGCGGGGTCATCGCCGGTGCTGTCGTGGGCGCCGCCGGGGTGGGCGGCATCATCGGTGGCATCGCGGTCGCCGCTCAGCACCCGCAGGTGAAGGCAGCGGCGAAGCTGACGGGCGACTCGTTCGCCGAGGAGATGCGCCGCGGCGCGGTGTCGTTCGTCCCGGCCACGGTCGAGGCGCTGGGCATCGTCCGGGACGGGATCGGTGAGATCGGCGACGACTGGGAGCGGGCGTCGAGGGCGGCGTCGGGCATGCTGGCGCCGCTGACCCGCGACGTGCTCTCCGGGGCTACGTCAGCGGTCGACGGATTCGCCACGGCGGTGGAACGGTCCGGGCCGGTCGTGCGGGTCCTGGGTGACATCGCCGAGGACGCCGGGGAGCTGGTCGGTGAGACGTTCGTGCAGCTGTCGGCGCACGCCTACGAGGGAAGCCGGGCGCTCACCGCGCTGTGGGGTGTCTTCCGCATCGGCGTGAGCACGATCGTCGGCACGATCGGGGCGCTGGCTGAGGCATACGGGTGGATGGAGAAGCTCGGCGCGTTGCTGGTCGGCAACCGCACCCGCTTCGCTCAACTCGTCGCCGAAGAGGAAGCCGCCAAGACGTCCGGCGACGGCTTGTCGCAGGGTCTCCAGGATCTGATCGCTGGGTTCACCAGCACGGAGTCCACGGCCGCCACCGCTGCGGCTGAGGTGGAGACGCTGTCGGACATGATCCGCCGGCTGACCGGGGAGAACATCTCCGCTGAGCAGGCGAACATCCGCCTGGAGGAGGCCATCGACAAGGCCACCGCCGCCGGGAAGGCCAACAACGACGGCATCGACGCCAACACTGAGAAAGGCCGCGCGAACCGGCAGGCCCTGCTGGGTATCGCCGAGGCGGCGGCGGCGTCTTCCGACGCCATCCTCGCCCAGACCGGCTCGCAGGAGATGGCGTCAGCGGCCACGGAGCGCGGGCGGGCGAAGTTCATCGAAGCGGCTCGGGCGATGGGAGTGTCGAAGGCCGAGGCCAACAAGCTGGCCGACCAGTTGTTCGGGATTCCGTCGGTGAACCCCACGGTGAAGGTGACGACGACGCAGACCCCGATCGACCTGAAGACGGTCGCCGGCCGCATCGCGGCGATCAAGTCCAAGTCCGTCGTGATCACCGTGCACAACAACATCATCACCACCCGTTCCGAGGGCCGCAACGTCGGCATCGGTGACGGCATCGGCGGCCGGGCCGCCGGCGGTCCCACGCTGCGCGGTCAGACGCTCTGGGTGGGTGAGCAGGGCCCTGAGCTGCTGACCTTCCGCGACAACGGGTACGTGCTCAACGCCCGCCAGTCGGCGGAGATCGCCGGCCGTGCCAGCGCGTCGCCGGTCGGTGTGTCGACCCCCGCCGCCAGCGGTTCGGGGCCGTCGACCGACCAGTTGGTGGCGGCGTTCGAGCGGGCCATGGAGCGGGCGTTGTCCCGCACGACGCTGCGTATCGATGACCGGGGTGGCCGGACAGCGGACCTTTACGTGAGGGCGGGATGACCACTCTTCAGTTCGTCGACTCGATCCCCCCGGCGGCTCTCGGTGACGCGTTCGCCCGCACCGCGCTCCCCGGCGGGTGGGGCGTCATGGACGGGCTGACCCCGTCGATGCGCCCGCTGTGGGGGTTCGAGGGCGGGTCCGGCACGAACTACGAGGTCACCTCCGGCAAGGGCCGCGTCAACATCACCGCCGTCAGCACGATCTATTCGATGCTGGTCGGGGTGCGGTTGGTGGAGTTCGACGCCGTGGTCACCGTCACGATGCCGGTGGTGGCGACCGGTGCGCCGATCTTCGTCGCCCTGACTGCCCCGTACGTGACACCCACCGACAACTACAAGGCCGAACTGGTGTTCGGCACCAGCGGGGCACTGAGCGTGCGGCTGCGGCGTACCGCATCCGGCACCGACCTGGCCACGGCGTCGCTGGGCACGTACACGGCCGGGTCGTCGTGGACGATCGGGTTCCAGCGCACAGACAAAACGACTTGGCGGGCGAAGGTGTGGCCCGCCGGGGGCACCCCACCGGCGTCGTGGACGGTGACCGCCACCGACGTGTCCGTGTTCGCGTTCGGCCGCATCGGCGCGTCGGTGTTGGCCAGTGCCGGGAACACGAACACCCTGCCCGTCGCCGTCGCGTTCGACGACTTCGCGTGCACCCCGGCCCCGGGTGTGCGCCTGGACCTGAACAACGAGGCACCGTGGGCTGCCCCGTACGAGGGGTTCGACGCGTCCCCGCCAGCGCTGCGCAGGGCGGCTGCGTCGACCTTGCTGCGGGACGGGTCGGTGTACCCGGCGTCGGCGTACGACGATCGGATGATCCGGTTCCGCCTGGAGCTGCACGCCGATGACGCCGTCGCCCAGTTGCAGGCCCTGGCGGCGGAGGTGGACCGGCCGCGCAACATCCTGAAGTGGCAGCCGGACGACGCCGCGCAGCCGGTGCACTTCAACACAATCCGGTCGCCGATGGGTCGCATCACCGAGGTGCCGGGCGGTGGGAACCTGCGACTGTTCGAGGTGGAGCTGCTCGCGGAGCCGTTCGCGTTGGGCGCGCAGCAGATCCTGGCACCGATCACCATCAACAACGACCCGCTGGTAGGTGCGACAGCCCCGCAGCATGTGACGATCCCGGCGGCGCAGGTGCTGGGGGACGTGGACACCCCGGCGGTGCTGCGGGTGGGCGCGTCGGCGGTGGTCGGCCGGCAGTCGCTGATGGCGGTGCGGTCGCGGAACCTGTCCGGGTCGTTCTGGTCGTTGCAGATGGAGGACGGCAACAACCAGACCGACACCACCGAGCCGGGCAACGACGTGACCATGTCCGGCACGAGCAACAACTACACCCGCACCACGTTCGCGACGAACGCGACCATGGTGAACAGGGTGACGTTCCCGGTGTTCCCGCTGGGCGGGTTCACCTCCAGCGCGTACCGGGGCACGTATCGGCCGTTCCTGCGCTACCGCAAGTCGGTCGCGGGCGATGTCATCCGGGTGCGGATGCTGTGGGGTGGCGTCTCCACCCCCGGTGCGGTTGTCGGCCGGACCGTCACCCTGGCCCAGTCCACGGACCGCCGCTACATCGACCTGGACACGCTGGTGTCCCTGCCGGCGGGGGCGGACCCGGAAACCGACGGGTATTCGGGGCTGCTGTGGCCCGCGTCGGGGGTGCCCCTGGCCATCCAAGCCGAACGGGTGTCCGGCAGCGGGAACCTCGACATGGACCTGCTGATGTTCGTGCCGGCCGATGAGCGGCTGTGCCTGGTGTCGTGGCCTGACTCGCTGACTGGCCTGGGTGTGGTCGACGGCATCCGGGAGATGGCCTACGAGCAGGCCTGGGACGACGCGTCCGCCGGCCCCGGGCCGATCGGTGACGCCCTCGGCATCCCCGTCGTGGGCCTGTTCCCGCAGCTCGCGGCCGGGGAGGACAACAGGTTGTACGTCATGCCGAACGTGGGCACCACCGGCACGCAGGACTCCATCAGCGAGTCGGTGAGCGTGTATCCGACGTACTGGCCGCGCTACCTGTACGCGAGGGCGTCATGAGCTTGCCGGTGCCGCTGGGGGTGCGGATCGTCACCGCCGCCGGGGATCGGCACGTCACCCGTGACCTGCGGGAGCTGCGGTTCCGCAGCACCATCCCGGGCGGCTTCGCGTCCGCGCAACTGTCGTTCCACCGGCCCCTCGCGTTGCAGCCGGCGGACGTCGCCTACTACGGGCAGGTGTTCGTCTACGACCGGTCCGGGCAGACGGTCTGGGCGGGCCGCCTGGAAGACCCGGGGCGCAGCGCGAGCGGCGACGGCGAGGTGTGGCAGATCAACGCTGTCGGCCCGGCCGCGCACACCCGCGACCGCACCGTCCCCCTGGTCTACGTGGATACGGACTTCGCGTTCGAGCGGGTCGACAACCAAACCCCCGGCGGCGTCGACTCGGTCGGCGCGTCCCCCGGTGACCCGCTGGGCCTGGATCAGTGGCAGCTGCTGCGGTTCCCCGCCTCCACCCCCGTCATCCAAGGGTCGCGGGTGGCGGTGCGGTACAACCACCTGTGGCGGGCCGGGCAGAAACTGGCCCGGGTGTCGGCCGGCTGGGACGCCGGTGTCACCGACGCCAACTACGCGCTGCAGGCGGTCGCCCGCACGGACGGCAGCCTCGCCTCCGGCGACGTCGTGGCCACCGCCAACCTGAACACGGTCGGCGGCAACTTCGCCAGCGTGATCGCCACGGACTTCGCGGCCGCGAACAACCGGAACACCATCGAGTTTCGGCTGTTCAAGAGCGCCGCCGGGGCGGCGACGATCGGCACGGACACCTACTGGGCCGCACTGCGGGACGTCGCGGTCGTCGGCACCCGCTACAACGCCGCCGGCACGGAGCTGCTCACCGCGGCGTCGTACCCGCTGAGCACGGTTCTGGCGCACGAGGTGGTGGCGGACCTGCTGGGCCGGTTGCTCCCGCAGTTCGACGGGGCGAACGCCAGCATCGCCACGGGCACGTACCCGATTCCGAAGTTGGCGTGGGTGGACGGCGTTGACTCCGAGCGGGTGCTGGCGGAGTTGATGCGTCTGGAGCCGCGGTGTTTCTGGGCGGCGTGGGAGCCGAACGCTGCGGGGAAGTACCGCTTCGAGTGGTCCAACTGGCCCACCTCGGTGCGGTTCGACGCGGACGTCTCCGACGTGTTCGACAGCCCTGGCAGCGCGGACGGCCTTTATGACCGGGTGCGGGTGCGATGGGTGGACCAGGCCGGGCGGCCCCGCACCACCGTCCGCACCCAGACCGTGCAGGTGCTCGCCGACGCCGGGTTCTCCCGGGAGGCGTTCATCGACCTCGGCGCGGTCGCCGGGGGTGAGTCCAACGCCAACCGGGCCGGTGACGAGTTCCTTGCCGAGCACGCGGCGGCACCCAACCAGGGCACTCTGACTGTCGCCCGGCCGCTGGTCGACTACGTGACTGGCCGCACCGTGTACCCCTACGAGCTGCCCCGCCTGGCGCCCGGCTCGCTCATCCGGGTGCGGGGTGTGTTGCCCCGCCTCGACAGCCTCAACGCGTCCGCGCGGGACGGGGTCACCGTGTTCCGGTGCGTCGGCGCGGAGTACGACACCGGCCGGGCGTCGTGCCGGCTGGAGTTGGACTCGTTCGCGCCGACACTGCCCCGGCAGATCTCGAAGGCGATCCGCGCGCAAGCCGGCCCGCCGCGCCGCTGACACCCTTTCCCGCCTTGACCTGATGGAGGTCGTGATGATGCGTGGTGCCCGGAAATTGTTCGCCGTCATGGTCGCCGCCGTGGTGCTGCTGACGGCCGTCGCACCGGCGTCCGCCGCCGACTGTGGGTGCACCGCCCCGGCGGTGGGCCCGGGCTGGTACGGATCCGGGAATCAGGGTGACTGGTCCACCGGGGAGCAGGTCGTGTCCGCGCCGGACCTGGTCGCGAAGGCCGACGTATGGCTGCTCGGTGACTCGCTCACCGTGGACAGCGCCGGGGCGTTCGCCACCGACATGTACGCCGAGTACGGGCTGTTCGTGGCGTCGAACGGGCAGTCGGGGCGGCCCACCCGGCCGACGGTGGATGTGCTCGCCGAGTGGTTGGCCGTGTACGGGCCGCCGCGCCTGGTGGTGATGGCCGCGGGGACGAACGACATCTACGGGCCGGCCCCGTTCTTCGGGCCGCCGGTGGTCGCCGGGCAGGTCAACCGGGTGATGACGCTGCTGGGCCCGACGGTGCCGGTGGTGTGGGTGGAGGTCCACATCTCACGGTGGGCGCAACCGGCGAACGTGCAGGTCGACGACCAGCGGAACGCCGCGTGGGTGAACACCCAGCTGTGGGAGGCGACGGGCCGTCACCCTGGTTTGTCGATCGCCGCGTGGGAGCGGCAGTTGGCGGTGAAGCCGACGCGGATCCGGTCGTGGCTGACTGACGGGGTGCACCTGACTGACGCCGGCCGGGCGGCCCGCAATGAGACGATTCGCCGTGAGGTGGCCCGGAGGTTGGGGCTGTGACCCGCGCACCCGCCAACCTCCTGGCTGTCCGGAGCCTGCTGCTGACGCACCTCGACAACGCCCCGGGCCCGGACGACCTGGACCCGGGCGAGGTCGGCATCGTCGGCGACCCAGCTCACCGGGGCGGCTACCACTGCGGCTCGGACCGGGTGGTGACGAACGACTACTCGGTGGTCGAGTCCCCGCGCGACCGGGCCGGGCTCAACGACTACGCCGCCGGCCTGGATGTGGGCCAGTTCCGCGTTACCACCCCGAAGGGCACCTTCGACCTCCCGCACTACTCCCGGTGGCTGGTCGCCCAGTGTGCGGCGAACACCGTCGACACCCGGGACATCCGGGAGGTCATCTACTCGCCGGACGGCACGACGGTGAAGCGGTGGGATCGCCTCGGGAAGCGCAGCTCGGGCGACAGCTCCCACCGCTGGCACACCCACAAGAGCTACTTCCGCGACGCGATCAAGGCGGGCCGGGACCAGACCGCCGTGGTGCGCCGCTACCTGACCGAGATCGGCCTGATCAAGGCCCCGACCAGCACGGAGGACGACATGCCTACTGCACAGGAGATCGCCAAGGCGCTCGGGGACTATCTCGTCACTGCGGACATCTGGCCCAACGGCTACGGCGACCGGGCGACTAACCCCAAGATCGCGCTCGGCACGTTCGTGGCCGCGGTCGCGAACGACACGTACACGATGCGGGGGTCCACTGCCCGGACCGAGCAGGCCGTAGCCCAGTTGGCCGGCAAGGACTTCACCGACGAGCCGGCCATCGTCGCCGGTGTGTTGGCGTCGCTGACCCCGGAGAAGATCGCCGCCGCGATCCCGCCGACCATGGCCAAGCAGGTCGCCGACGAGCTGACCCGCCGCCTGGTCGAGTGACCGTGCCGACCATCATCGTCACCGGCAGGCACAGACCCCACGAGGTGATGTTCCTGATCCTGTCCGCGCTCGCCGGCGGCGCGTTCGTCCTCGGCGCGAAACCACCCACCACCGTCGAGCAGCTCGTCGACACCTGGGTGCTGTGGACGTGGTACCTGCTGCTGTTCGCGTCCGGCGTCATCGGCCTGGTCTCCATCGTGCTGCCCAACACCTACCAGGCGTTGGTGCTGGAACTGGCAGCCATGCAGGGGCAGACGGCAGCGCCGCTGCTGTACGGCCTCGCACTGCTGGCCAGCGGGCGGCCTGAGGCGACGTTCGCGGTGGCGTTCTGCCTGTCCTGGGCGGGCGCGTCGGCGTGGCGGGGGTGGCAGGTGGCCCGGGGCATCAGGGCGGTCAAGCAGGCGGGGGAACGGTAATGAGCGGATGGGCCCTGGTCCTGACGTGTGTGAGCGGTGGTGGGGTGGCCGGCATCATCACCACCTTGGTCGGGGGGTTGTTCAACCGGCCGAAGACCCGCGCGGACGCGGTGGCCCGGCTAACCGACAGCGCGATCCAGCAGGTCAACGAGTTGCAGGAACGTACTGCGGAGGCGGAGCGGGAGGCGAAGGCAGCCCGCGACGAGCTGCGACAGGCCCGCGAGGAGACGCGGGAAAAGATGCGGGAGTTGAACGGGGAGATCGACGCTGCGGTGGCCACCCTGCGGTCGTGGCGGTCGGCAATCCTCACCCCAGGCATCGAGATCGAGCAGCTGCGGGCGATGGTTCGTGATCCGGGCGGCACCGTCAACGGCCGCCACCTGTAGCTCAGTAGGCGTCCGGTTGGCGAATCCGCCACCGGCCGTACTGCTCACCCTGCGCGTACACCCGCGCCAGCTCAGCCCGCGCCCCGGCCTCGTCAGGCCAGTCGACCATCGTCGTCGCCGCCTCGGCCGGCGAGTTCAGGCGCACTTCCCAGCCCGTCCCGTCCATCCGCTCGAACAGCCTGACCAGGGCCAGCGGGAGGTACGGGTCGTCGCCGTACAACCAGCCCGCCTCGCGGAGGCGCGGAAACCCAGCCATCCATGCACCGTACCCAGGAGGATTAGCATGCGCGTCGCCCAGTACGCCAAGACCATCGTCGCCGGTGTCGTCGCCGGTGGCACCGCCCTGACTGTCGCCCTCGGCGACAACACCCTGACCGCGACCGAGGGCATCACCGTGGCCCTGGCCATCCTCGGCGCGTTCGGCGTGTACGTCATCCCCAACGCCAAGGACCCGATCGACCGCTGACTCTCCCCGCAACGCACTGCGCGCCCCTGCCTTCGTGGCGGGGGCGCGCTTTCGTGCTGTCCGGGCTACTTCACCGCCCAGCGCGGGGGCACCGGCTCGTCCTCGGGCGCGTACTCCACCGCCACCGGCCGCTTGTTGCCCGGCGCGGGGAACGTGATCCACCCCCGCACGCACCGGCCCGGCGCGAGATCCTTCTCCCCGAACGGGAACCCGGGCTCCGGGAACGAGCCGTACCCGGTGTTCGACGGCTCGATCTGCGTGTCATCGGCGTACACCAAGGACCACGGGCTGTTCGAGATGAGCAGGCCGCGAGGATTGACGTCGGCCTTCCCGGCGCACACCTTCACGTCGGCTGCCGCCCACACGTACCCGGGCTGCTCGTCGGGCCTCGGTGCGGTCTTGGCGACGTTGTGCTTGTACCCGTAGACGGTGGCGAGGGCGTACTTGTCGGCGGTGGTGAAGGTCTTGCCGAGCTTCAGCGGCACGTCCGGGTCGACGCTCGGACTGGCGGCTGGAGTGGGCGATGCGCTGGTGGGCGCCGGGGTGGGGGACGTGCTGCTGGCCGTTGCTGACGGGGCTGCGGTGGGTTCCGCGTCGCCGCCGCAGCCGGCGGCAGTCACGGCGACGGCCAGTGTCAGGGCGGTGACAGTGAGGCGGGTACGGATCATGTCGGGCACCGTATCGACCAGCGGCAACCAGTCACCGTGATCGTCGGGTAGGCGACGGAGAAGCGCCCCGCTTCCGTCTGGGAGGCGGGGCGCTGGGTGGCGGGTTGGTCAGTTCTGGTCCATCACCTGGCGGTGGTAGGCGGCGAGCTGGTCGGCGGCGATGACCTTCATGGCCTTGATCTGCGCGCGCTTGGGGCTGATCGTCGGGTCCATCGCCATGATCTCCTGGGTCTTCGCTTCGACCTTGTCCATGTCCATCTCCCTCTCTCGGCCAGTTCCTGTCTCATCTGAAACACTACAGGCACTGGGAGAGTGTGTCAACTGAAACACGAAGACGGCCCCGCAACCTCCGATGTGGAGGCGGCGGGGCCGTCTTCGTTGTGCCCGGATCAGGAAGGGCGCTTGCCGTACCGCCTGTTCAGGGTGGCCCGGTTGAAGCGCGGCGGGGTGTTGTCGCCGGTCAGATCGGTGTCGAGCACCTTCGCGTCCCGGGCCGCCCGGATGGCTTCCCACGCCTCATCCTCGGCGCGCTCGGCGTTCTGCGCCTTCTCGATGGCGGCGGCGAGCAGGGCTTGCTGCTCGTCGGTGTAGACGGTTTTGGGGCGAGGCACGGTGATCACGCTATCAGCTCCTTGTCTCAGTTGACACAGGACGGGTTCGAGGGTTAGCGTCTCACTAGACACACAAACATGCAAGCGAGCCTCAGGAGGAACGAGATGGGCTTGTTCGGAAGCAAGGACCCCCAGAAGACCGCCGCGATCCAGGAGCACAAGGACGCCCGCGCCGAGCTGGAGCGCATCAGCCGCCGCGACCGCGCGGAGACCGACGCCTTCCTCGACGCCAACGACCGCGTCATCGCCGCCGAGAAGAACGTTCCTTGGTACCGCCGCTGACGTTCTGCGTACGCCGCCCGGCCCACACCGGTCCGGGCGGCCAGCGGAGGACGCCAAGCAGGCGACCCAAACAGAGGGAGTACCGATGGCCAGCTGCACACACCCCGTCTTCCACACCACCTACGCGAACGGCAAGAAGTACATGGTCTGCACCCACTGCGGCCAGATGTGGGAGGTGTGACCGATGCCGAAGCGCGACACGAAGCTGAACGCCAAGTTGGCCGACGCGATGGGCAAGGACAGCCGCACTGACCGGACGAAGTTCAAGCCGGCCGACGCAAAGACCCAGACCGCGATTCAGCAGGCCAAGGGGCAGGGGCGGCTCCGCGAGGGCTGGCTTGACGAGAACTGACCACAACGTAGGCGGCCCCGGCGCGGCGACTCCACCGCCGGCCGGGGCCTTGATCGGACCCCAGGAGGACCGACCCATGAGCATGATCCCCGACGCGGGCCCGCCCGCGCAGCCCACCGAGCTGTACCGAGTCGACGTCTTCATCAGCGAGACGAAGACCCACAGCGAGACCTTCACCGCCACCACCGACGACGAGGTGGACACCACCGCCCACGGCATCGTCACCGCGCAGGGCGGCGACCACGGCGACATCTACCAGCACGTCGGCGCGGACCGGGCCACCTACTACGACACCGTGGTGGTGAAGTGATGGCCGCCATCGACCGTTTCGTGAAGCGCACCATCCTGCTGTGCGCCGTCGCCGCCGCGTTCGCCGTCGGCTACAACCACACCACACAGCCGTGCGACATCGGCGCGGCCGGCATGTGCGTCACCGCAGCTCAGCCCGGGGGTGCGCGATGAAGGCGTCCCTGATCTCCGGGCACCTGCTCGGCTCCGTCGCCGGCATCGTCGTGTGGCAGGTCGCCATTCACCTGCCCACCGACCAGCCCGGCGCGGAACTGATCGCCGCCGGCGTGGTCGGCCCGCCGCTGTTCGCCGCCATGTCCCTGGGCCTGATCGCTCTCGCCGGTGGTGGGAAGCCGGCCGCCGTGTCGCAGCCGGCCCCTGTGCAGCGTCGCGCTGTCTCCGCCCGGCAGCGGAAGGAGTTGGCCCGCTGATGTGCGCCATCAACGGCAAGTGCGGGTGCAACCGGGTCGCGGGCGGCTTCTGGGAGTTCATCCTGGTCGGCGGCGCCCAGCTCGTTTGGTGGCTGCTCAAGAAGCTCGCCCAGGCCGTCCAGCTGCTGCTCGTCGCCCTGATCCTCACCACGAAGTGGGCGGCCCCTCGCGCGTACCGGCTGAGCCGGCGCGGCGCCAAGGCCGTGCACCGCTGGTACGTGACCCGGCCGGTGCTGCTGGAGCGTGAGCAGCCCGCCGCGGTCACCGCCACCACCACTGCCCCCACCCTCGCCGACCTGCGCCTCACCAGGAAGGAGGCCAACGTCCGATGAACACCAACCGCATGGTCCGCGTCTTCTACGCCGTCGTCCTCGCCACCGCCCTCGGCGGATCCGTCACCGCCGCGGCGCACTGGCTCAACGTCAACTGGTGGATCGCCCTGGGCCCGATCGCCGCCGTCGAGCTGGGCGGAGTCGTCCTCATGCGGTACGCCGACGAGCGCCGTCAGCTCGGCGAGCGCGCCCTGTTCGCCATGACCCTGTCCACGGCGTTCGCGTCGGTCGCCGTCGCGGCCAACGTGTTCGGCCACCAGCAGGTCGGCCTCGCCGCGTTCTTCGGCGTCATGTCCGGCCTGGGCTATCTCGTCTACCTGCTCATCACCTCCGCGAAGCGCCGCGACGCACTGCGCCTGGCCGGGAAGATGGAGGACACCACCCCGACCTACGGTGTCGTGCAGTGGTTCACCCACCCGGGCATCACCCGGCGGGCGCGGATCCTGGCGCAGGCCAACTCGGCTACCCGCCTGGCCGAGGGTCCGCAGCCGACCACCGCCCGGCTGGGGCGGCTGGCCTCGCTCGCGGCGGCCCGGGAGCAGGTTCGCGCGGAACGGCGTGAGGCGGCCATCGCGAAGGCTGTGCGGGAGCTGATCGAAGAGTCCGCCGATCCGACGTTGGCGGCCATCGCCGTGCACACCTACGACCCGGCGGCCATCGCCCAGCGCATCGCCGCCCTGGCCGACTACGACGGGTACGCGGCGCTCCTGTCCGGCCGGCTCACGCCGGCGAAGCTGGCCGGCGAGCCCACCGCCGCTCCGGCTGGGGATGACCTGGCGGTCATCGTTGACGCCATCACCGAGCCGCCGCTGGCCGGCCCTACACCGGCCACCTACCGGCCACGGTGGCGGCCAACCACCACCCGCCGGCCCCGCCGGATGGGCCGCCCGGCACCGGCCATCAACGTCACCGTCGTGGCCCCGGAACGGCCCACGCGCCCGGCCAAGGAACCGGCCACCGACGAGCGCCAGGTGGCCGGTCGCAAGGCGGCCAAGCCGGCGGCCACCACCGAGCAGAAGGTGGCCGCTCTGCGCACGAAGAACCCGGCCATGACGCAGGCGGACGTGGCCGCCCGGTTGCAGCTCGGCACCCGCACGGTCCGCCGGTACTGGCCGCGCCAGATGGCCGGCGTCAACGGCCACGACCACAGCAAGGAGGGCTGACCCGTGGCCGACGACAAGCCGATGCGGGTGCTCGGCGGCAAGCCGTGGAAGCGGCCCGAATGGGCCGGCACCGGCAGCAACCGACCCACCCCGACCAGCGACAAATCCCGCCGACCCACCGGCCGCACCGTGGCTCGAAAGGAGGGCTGACCCATGGCTGACGACGACCTGACCCCCCGCGACACCCACTTCGAGATCGAGCTGGACGAGGAGCCCGACACCCGCAGGCCCGTCTACGTGGACGTCGTCAGCAAGGACGACACGCGCCGCCCGATCATTCCCGCCCAGTGGCGCGGCAAGGACAACATCGTGGCCGGGCTCAAGCGGGTCGGTGGGGAGGTCACCCACCGCGCTGGGTACCACGCGGTGCGCAGCCCGTGGTACATCGCGCTGGCCACGTTCTGGGCCATCATCGGCGTGCTGCGCGTCAGTGGCCGGCAGCTGCGGTGGTGGTGGGACGCCGACGCCCGGGCCGAGGACGGTACGCACCTGAAGCAGGTTGCCGCGAATAGCGGCGACGCGCAGGAGTGGCACAAGACGCACAACGAGGTGAAGGCCACCCGCCTGTACCGCGGCCTCGTGCTGCTCGCCGAGGTGGTACTGCTCGTCGCCGCGTACGTCGCGGTACGGCTCGCGCCGACGTGGGCGGTCGTCGCCGTCGCGGTCGTCGCCGTACCACTGCTCGCGCACGTCGGTCGGCCGGCGACCAAGCCCATCATCCACCCGGCCGTGGTCACCCCCCGGTTCCGGAAGCTGAACCCCGACCTGGTCGCCAGCGCCTACTACGCCGCGGGCCTCGGCCACCCGGACAAGCCGAACCAGCAAATCCAGTTCCTCAGCCGCATGGCCGACGACGCCAAGCACCTCGGCTCCCAGATCCTCATCGGACTGCCGCCCGGCAAGACTTTCGACGACGCCGTGAAGGCCAAGGGCGGCATCGCCTCCGGCCTCGACGTGTCCATCAATCAGGTGTTCATCACCAAGGACAAGGCCAGCCACCGCAGCCACTGGCTGTACGTCGCCTACCAGGACCCACTGGCCATCTCCGCAGGTCGGACGCCTTTGCTGCGGCTCAAGCCCACCGACATCTGGAAGCCCGCACCGCTCGGCTTCGACGAGCGCGGAAGCCTCGTCACGCTGCTGCTCATGTGGATCTCGGTGCTGGTCGGTGCGCAGCCCCGAAAGGGCAAGACCTTCACCGCCCGGGCGCTGGCCCTGTACGCCGCCCTCGACCCGTACGTGCGGCTGATCGTCGCGGACGGCAAGAACTCACCCGACTGGACGCTGTTCCGGCTCGTCGCCCACATGGCGATCTACGGCACGGTGCCGAACAGCCGCGACCGTGACCCCGTGGAGCACCTGCTCCAGGCGCTGCGCTACCTCAAGAAGCACATCGAGCAGGTCAACGACTTCTTGTCGAAGCTGCCCGCCTCCGAGTGCCCCGAGGGGAAGCTGACGCGGGAGCTGTCCCGCAAGTACAAGCAGCTCAGGGTGCACATGCTGGTGATGGAAGAGTTCCAGGTCTACTACGAGCTGGACGACAAGGACGCCTCCGAGGAGATCGCCTCGCTGCTGTCGTTCATCATGGCCGTTGGCCCATCCGCCGGGGTCATCATCCTGTCCAGCTCACAGAAGCCGTCGGGCATCGGCTCGGGGGAGAACATCAAGCGGCTGTTCACCCGCTACCGGGACAACCACGCGGTGCGGTTCGCGTTGAAGTGCGGAAACCGGCTGGTCAGCGAGGCTGTGTTGGGCGGCGACGCCTACGCCGAGGGGTTCGACGCGTCGACCCTGCCCGTGGGCCCTGAGTACCGCGGCGTTGGTTACCTCTACGGGGCCAGCGACGACACCCCCACGGTGCGCACGTTCCTCGCCGACGGGCAGGACGCCGAGAAGATCCTTCGGGCGGCTCGTCAGTTCCGCGAGGCTCAGGATCTGCTCACGGGTGAGGCCGCCGGGGAGGAGATGTCGCGGGAGGCGCGGGACGTGCTCAACGACGTCCGCAACGTCTTCTACGCCGGGAAGGCCACCATCTCTTGGCCGGCGCTCGCCGCCCGCCTGAAGGAGACCTACCCCGAGGCGTACGCCGACATCACCCCCGAGGCGATCAGCGCGATGGTGCGCAAGCTCGGGGTCAAGGGGAAGACCGTTCACGACCCGGACCACTTCGATTCGGGCAAGGGTCAGGGTTGCGACAAGGCCGCGATCGAGGCCGCTATCCAGCGCCGCGCCATCGAATCCAGGTAGCACGGCCCGCGCTACCGGTAGCACGAGTGCCACCTTGCCGCGCTACCTCCCGCACATGCCGTGACCTGCGGTGATGGCGGGAGGTAGCGCGTAGCACCACCTCAGCTCACACCCCCGAAAACCACCCCTGGAGGCACCGTGGACGCCCTGACCGCCGCTACCGCCACCCCCGAGCACCCCATGCCGTGGGGCTGGCTCCTGGCCGCTCTGACGGTCGCCGCCTTGGCCTACGCCGCGTCGTGCGCGTGGTGGCCGTTCGCCCACTGCGGCAAGTGCGAGGGCAAGGGGAAGTTCGCTCGGAAGGACTCGAAGGTGTGGCGGCGGTGCCGCCGGTGCAAGGGCTCCGGGTCGCGGCTGCGGGTCGGCCGGAAGGTGTGGAACCGGTTCGCGAAGGTCCGCAACGCCAGCCGCTGACCTTCCGCCCTTGGGCCCTAGGGCCTTGTCCGTACATGTTGGTGTCGATCCGTAGCGTGCTCCAGCGTGATCAACCACGCCGCCGAGCGAGCGGTGTACCGACAGATCGCCGACGTGCTGCGCGACCGGATCCAGTCGGGGCAGCTCAGGCCGGGCGACGACCTGCCGTCGGTGCGACACCTCGCCCAGGAGTACGGCGTCGGCACCGACACCATCCAGCGGACGATGGACGTCCTGCGCAACGAGGGCCTGATCGGGACCGTGCGCGGATACCCTGCCTGGGTGGTCGAAGAGCGGGACCGCATCAAGGTCAGCGTGCCACGCGGCGCCGAGTTCATCGCCCGCATGCCCACCGACGCGGAGCGCACCGAGCTGGGCATCGAGCCGGGCGTCGTGGTGCCGATCGTCGTGGTGATGGTCGGTGGTCGGGAGCGCGGGAAGTACGCGGCGGACCGGACACGCTTCACGTTCAGCTAGCCCTACGGGCGATCTTGGTAGCGTTGCACCGCAGCCATGGGGCCTGCGTCGCTGTGTCTGATCAACCCGAAGTTACGCATGCTGAACGCAAGTTGCACGGATAGAAGCGCTCCCAGTGCGGATGAAGCAGACTGCCGGACAGGAACTGCGCGGGAATCCCGCCGAGCCGAACGTATAAAGATCGCCGACACAGGTCGCGCCCCGCCTCCACCGGGGGCAGGATGGTCACCTCGTAGTGATCAGGACGACACTCATGAACGTCCCCGCACAGGGGGCAACAGCAGGGATTTGGTCCCGTCGATGGGATCGCTGGCACGTACTCCGGGGGGAGGTGACGACGCCGATGACGACAAGGACCACACTGCGACGTCTCGCCCTTGGGGCAGGACTCACCATCGCCGGCTGCGTCGGCGCCCTCGCCATGAGCACCGCCGCCCACGCCGACGACGCCCAACGCCCGGGGGGTGCGTTGGGAACCGTCGTCGGCGTGGTCGACGAGGTGACGCCCGAACCCACGCAGGAACCGGAGCCGCCGGCCGAGGAAGCACCAGCCGAGCCGGAGCCCACCAAGGAGCCGGAACCCGACCCGGAGCCGACGACCGCGCCGGAACCCGAGCAGGACGCGCCCGCCGACGAGCCGACGTCCGAGCCGGCCGAGGACACCCCGACCGAGCACGCCCCGGTAGACGAGCCGCCGGCCGCCGACCCGGTCGTCCCGCCGGTCGAGGTGCCCGTCGAGGTGCCGGTGGACCTTCCCGCGCCACCCGTCGAAGTACCGGAGGTGCCGACACCTCCAGCTCCCGCACCGGTCGTCGTCCCGATCCCGCCCCTGCCGACCCCGGCGCCCGTCGCCACCCCGGCGCCCACCGAGCCGACGCAGCCCACCCCGCTCGACGTCCCGGTCACCACCGTCCCGCCGGGCGCGCAGCTGCCCCCGGCGCCGGTAGTCGAGGTGCCCGGCCTGCCCGTCATCGGCCCCGTGGCTGGTACCGGCACCCTGCTCCCCGGCCTGGCCCCCGCGACGGACAGCGCGGAGCGGCCGGACCGCGAACCGCAGTGCACCAGCGACCGGGGCGACGACGTCACCCCCGACCACGGCCGCGGTGTCGTGCGCACCATCACCGACCGGCGCACCGGGCTGCCCGCCGCCCACCGTGTGCCGGCACCGCTGAAGCCCTGCCCCACCCCGGCCGGACCCGACGGCCAGGCCATCACCGCCGGCAACGTCAAACCGCCACCACCCACCGGTGAACAGCTCGTCGCCCTCACCGCCGGCGGCGCCTACAGCGCACCCGTGCTCCACCGGCTCACCCAGCTGCGTCCCCGCGGTGACATCCCCGCCGGCCGCACCGAGCACATCGAGCCCGGACCCGCCTGAGCTGGCCACGCCCGCAGCGCGACAGCGGGCACGTGCCGGCCTGGCCGGCGGGAGGTGGGGGACCGCGACACCCAACCTCCGATCACCTCTCCACCACCAGCACAACCCGATCGGAGCTGATCGCGTCATGTACTACTCGAAGCGCCCATCCGTCGCCCCCTGCACGCTGGCCGGTGGTGTCATTGCCGTTGGCGTCGTCTCGATCGTCGCCCGGGCGTTGCACAGCTTCACCACGTTCACCCTGGCCCCACCGTTCGACGTCCTCGGCTTCGTCGTGGGGGTGACGTTCCCCATCGGCGGACTCATCTGGCTGGGCTGGTTGCTCATCGGCGGCCTGCACGCTCAGGTCCGGGCACTCACCGCGGAGAACGACAACCTGCGCAACCAGCAGGTCAGCGTCGAGTCGGTGATCGCCGCCGTCGTTGCCGCTGACCAACAGGTCGAGGTCAACGGGGTGAAACTCGCCAAGATCCAGGAGATGGTGCGGGACCTGTGGCGGGCGAACGCGGAGCAGCAGACCCAACCCATTGCCCCGCTTCGATCCATCAACGGCAAGGGCAGTGCGTAGTCCCCCCCACCAGCCCCCCATCAGCAATCAGCCCCCGTCGGGAAACGGGGGCTGAGCTGCGTAAACAGCCGTCTCGCTGGGCGGAGGGTGTGGGATTCGAACCCACGAAGACATCGCTGCCTTACCGGTTTTCAAGACCAGCGCCATCGGCCACTAGGCGAACCCTCCTGGGCCGCCACCCGTGGGCGTACGGCCACGCATAGTCTGCCACGGCTCGCTCCGGGCGGCCCGGTGTCCCTCCCCGGTGCGCCGGCCAGGCGGTCTCGCGTGTCCACAGTGGGCTGGAGGGTGCGCCTGCGGCACCCGGTGAGATCGGGAAGACTGGGCCCATGCGAGCCATCACGATTCCGGAGCCCGGTGGACCTGACGCGCTGGTCTGGGCCGAGGTGCCCGACCCGGAGCCGGGCCCGGACGAGGTGATCGTGGATGTGCGGGCCAGCGGGGTCAACCGCGCTGACCTGCTGCAACGGCAGGGGCACTACCCGCCGCCGCCGGGCGCGCCCGCGTACCCCGGGTTGGAATGCTCTGGGGTGATCACGGAGGTTGGCGCGGAGGTCGCCGGTTGGGCGGTCGGGCAGCAGGTCTGCGCGCTGCTGGCCGGCGGCGGGTACGCGGAGCGGGTGGCGGTCCCCGCCGGGCAGTTGCTGCCGGTGCCGGCGTGCGACCCGGTGGATGCGGCGGCGCTGCCCGAGGCAGCCTGCACGGTCTGGTCGAACCTGGTCCAGGTGGCGCGGCTCGGCGCGGGCGAGACGCTGCTGGTGCACGGCGGGGGCAGCGGGATCGGCACCTTCGCCATCCAGCTCGGGGCGGCCCTCGGCGTGACCGTGCTGACCACCGCGCGGGAGACCAAGCACGCCCGGCTGCGTGAGCTGGGCGCGGCCCACCTGATCGATTACCGGGAGCAGGACTTCGTCGAGGAGGCCCGGCGGGTCACCGACGGGCGCGGGGTGGACGTCATCCTCGACATCATGGGCGCGTCCTACCTGGGGCGGAACGTCTCCGCGCTGGCCACCGGCGGTCGGCTCGTGGTGATCGGGATGCAGGGTGGGCGCAAGGCCGAGTTGGATCTGGGCGCGCTGTTGACCAAGCGGGCGAGCGTCACCGCGACGTCGCTACGGTCCCGTCCGCTCGCCGAGAAGGCGGAGATCGTGCAGGGCGTACGGGATGAGGTGTGGCCGTTGGTCGAGTCGGGCCGGATCCGGCCGATCGTGGACCGGCGGCTGCCGATGACCGAGGCGGCGGAGGCGCACCGGCGCGTCGAATCGCACGACCACTTCGGCAAGGTGCTCCTCACCCGCCCACCGGGCGGGCGGTCAGCCGTCAGTTGA